GGCTGGACGAGCAGCCACCGGGCCAGCGCGAGACTCACCGCGCCGACAATCAGCCAATCTCGCCAGTACTCCCACTTCGTCATGGTGACCACCGGACCCGTCACAGGCCCGTCCCTTGCGCGATCTGGTCCGTCGTCAACGTCAACGCCTGCCGGTAGATCGTGCCGCTCTGCCGGTCCCCCACCAGATGCTGCCCGAACGCGAACGCATGACAGCGCCCGAGATGCGGGAAGTGCCGCCGCAGCGTCGGACTCCACTGCGAGCGCTCACACCACAGGTCGGTACTCACGTCATACGTCCACGAGGTCTGCATCTGCGGGGCAAAGACCTGATAGAAACTGTGCCCCGCTTCGGTGTACGTCCAGCCAATCGACTGGTCCATGCCTTCCGCACGATTGAAGAAGATCTCGCTGCTGAAGCTCGAGACGCGCTGGAAGTTGTAGCCGTTGATCTTCATCACCTGATCGCGGCCGTTCGCATTCCCCGTCAGCGCAAACAGCGTGTTATCGAGTGAGGCCACGGACCATGGCGCACTCACGCCCCACTCCACCACAGTTTCACTCACCGGCTGGAATGGAATATCCGCATCTCCGGTGTCGATGTAGGGAATCGAGTGCTGTGATCCGAAGAGCCAAATCGTCTCGTGGCTCGTCGCCATCTGCACCAGGTTGTCAGAGAAGAGCGACACTTCCTCAACCTGCAGCGGATCCCAACTCGTGGCATCTAGCAGCGCCGAGTAGTAAATCTGTCGGGTGCCCCCACGCAGCACGATGAAGGTCGAGTCAAAGAACACAATCGTTTGGCACGGCTGCATGAAGTTGATCGACGTGACGTGTGTCAGCACGTTCGTCGTCAAGTCCAGCACGTAGAGCTGTCCAGCGCTCGTCAGCGCGAGTTGGTTGCTCTGTGTCCCTGACGAGGCGAACGTCACGGGCGAGGTTTCGAAACTCCCCACCGTGCCAATTACTGTTGTCTTGCCTGAGGCCAGCACTTCCTCGAGACTGTTCCCGCCCACGGCGAAGCAGCGGCCGTTCTGGCTGAAGATCCCCCGCACCGGCCCCGCGCTCAGCGTGGCGAAGGGCGCGAGACCGGGCCGCGGCACGAGTTGCCCCTGCGGATTCCGACCCTTCGCGCCACCGTCCGGCGATTCGACAAACCAGTTGATCGTGCGCTCCGCATCCGCATTACGCGAGTAGACCGATCCAGACGGGCCAACGACTTGGGGAATGGTGGCCACTAGACAAAGACTCCAGTGGTGACGTTCAGCACGAGATACATGACCGAGACACGCATCGAGTTGGCGGCATTTCCCCCGCCGAAATTGAGCCCATCATTCGTGGCCGCTCCAATTTCAAGCGCTTTATTGATCGGCGCGTTTACGCCATTCAGGAACCCGGTAAAATCTCCGGCCTGATCCGGTACTTCACTCGCCGATGACACGATGAATGGGGTGGCCCCCATTGTCGAAAAAAAGGATGCCGGCGCCAAGGTCGTCGCTTGCACGTCGCCATGCCACAGGAGATACCCGGCACAAAACCCCGTCGTATTGGTATAGTTGCCTGACGTGAAGTTACGCGCAAAGACGGCAGATACAGGACACAGTTGGCGATTGATGCCTGGCGCCGCAACGATTTCTACAGCTGTCGTCGGCAACGCTGTAATCTGTGCATTCGTCAGTGCGACCGTCGCCTGATGCAGAATCGACGATCCACCGCCGCCAGTCGAGACCTCGACACCGTTCACGGTCGGTGTCTGCGTGAAGTCCCACTGGCCGGTGGGCTGGTAGTCCGCCCCAGGCGAGAAGCCGCCACCCAATGAGCGCGTCATCGCCTCACTTCCACTGCATCGCCACGATGTTGCTTGCGTCGGTGGTCGTGGTGTTGATGCGCTTGAGTCGCAGCGGATAGATGGTGCCAGCGAGCAATCCGACAAAGGTGATGGTGGCGCCATCCTGCAGCACGCCGACAATCGTGCCCGTGACGCCCTTCGTGCCGATGTAGATCGCATCGGACATCCCGAGGGAGAAGTTCACCGTATCGGACAGCGTGACCGCTTCAAACTTCGTGAACGGGGAGAGCGATTGCGCCATAGGGCCGGCTCCTAGCCAAAACTGCGGTTGAGATAGTTGAACGTGGTCCGCGAGGCCGTTTCTAGCCCACCAGGCAGCCCGGCATCGCGCGTGCGCAACGCCGGCGTCACGTCGTTGTTCGCAAACACCCGCGCCCGCGCTTTCGCCGCCCGTTCGGTGAGGCCCGTCGGGGGCTGCTGAATGCCATAACTCGCCAGCAGCCCTTCGGTGAGTGTCAGTGTCACCGCACTTTCGTAGCCCGGCGGCATCGTAAAGTCGTCCGAGAGCTCCACGGTGTCATCCAGCAACACGCGCAGCATCAGCTCCACGTCATACGCCACCGTCGGCACCGGCCAGAAGTACAGTTTTCCGTCTGGCCAGTCCGGCTGGTAGTAGAGATCCGTCGGCACGGTCGTCTCAATGGTGGGCGTCGTCTGATTGAGCCACCATTGCGCGTTGACGATCCGAATCGGCGTGTTGACATCGGTCGGCAAAATCAGATTCGCGCCATCGATGCTCACCGGCCGCTGCGTCGTCGTCCATATCCCCGTCGGCCCGATGGTATGGGGCGACAGATCCGCGACGAGCGTAAACGTCTCGAACGAGGTGGCCCAGACGGTCAGGCGGTCGGCGTTCCACTCGTTGAGGATCCGCCGGAGCACCGACAGTCCCCAATTCCCATCGGGCGCCGACAGCGATTCCCCCGCGGCGAGGATCGTCGCCTCCGTCATGGCATTACTGACCAGCGTGCGGATCGTGATCGACATGAGGGATGGGCGCCTCCTCGGGATCGGGCGGATACTCCTTCAGTAACTGCTCCAGCACTTGCATGGCGCCATCGCACGCAATCCGATGGGCATCATGCTGTTGACGCTGCTTGCGAATGTCGGCTAACAGTGCCTTCAGACGCGACTTCATGCGAGGCGCTGCAACGTCGCATACCCGCCGACGAGCAGAATGCTCACATCGCCACCGGTGGCGCCGGTATTCTGGGCCGCTTGAAACTTGAAGGTCCCACCGGTGCCCACGACAAACGTGCCGATGATGCGTGTCTGGGTATACGCCGCCGTTTTGTTGTCCACCATCGCCGTGCCGCTCGCCGTGGTCGTGCCGGTGGAAGACACCGCGCCGGTGTTATCCGTGGCGGTCGTCTGATACGTGATGTAGCGCATGGCGGTCAAGGTGGCTGTCGTCAGCGCAAACGCCACTTTCAACCCCCCCACCGTGGTCTGTGTCGTCGGCAGGATGAGTTCATACTGATAACTGGCCCCAGCGACGACGGTCCACGACAGCCCGGTGATGTCCGCCAGCACGCTGGACAACAAGATCATGTCCGCAGCCACGTATTTGTTGTCCGACATGATCTTGCCGGTGAACGCCTGCGCTTTCGCCTGAAAGACGAACGTATCGCTAGCGCCCGCCATATCGGGAATCGACAACGTGGTCGCGCCCACCGTCTGCGCGATCGGGGCCACCGTGACCGTCTGGCCCGTCGCATCGGCAGTGAACAGCTTCAGCCCGCCCGAGGTTTTGCCGAGCACCGTGACAAAGCCGGTATTCGTCTTGCCCGTGGCGGTCGTGAGGCTCGGGGTCGTCGCATCGGCAATCGACACCGCCCCGCTCAACGTATTCGCCCCGCTCGAGGTCAGGAATGTCCCGGTCGAGGCGGAAAAGTCATTCGCCGCGGACCCTGAGGCTGTCAACCCCGTCGCGATGGTCGGCGTGGTCAGTGTCGCGCCGGCCCCGATCGCGGTGGTCCCGGTGATCGTCGGGCTGGTGAGTGTGGGCGCCGTGTAACTCGCTCCACCCGTGACCGTGCCGCTGATCACGGGACTGACCAACGTCGAGCCGGTATCCGTCATTGTGCCATTGACGGCGAGTGTGGCGCCGGAGTCGATTGTGAGGGTCGCCCCAGACTTCACGCTCCAGTTGCCCGTGATGGGATAATCGACCGCTGGGTTGAAGGATCCCCCCAGCGCCCCCTGCGTATTCGTGCTCATGTCGTTGGCTCCTCAACGGGACCGCGCTTGGGGCGTCCCGGCTTCCGTTTCACAGGAGGCGCCGACACAGACGCCGGCACCAGAGGCTCGTCCACTGCGTCAGGAACGGGCTGCAACGCCCATCCCTCCGCGACCGCCTGATCGCGTTCGGCGTCAGAATGGACGATCCGATAGACCCCGCCACGCTTGTGGACGTGGCGGGGATAGGGGTGAAACATGTACCCGGGGTAGCTCACTAGGCCACCGCCGCCGCCGTGCTACCAGACCCATAGAGCACGTATGTGTCAGTCGTCCCCACAACACTCGCCACCGCCACCCCAGTGATATTCACGAGGAACATCTTGGAGGCGTTGCTGACGATCGTGGCGACCGTGGACTTGCTGTTGCCGTTGACGAGCGTCCCGCCCGTCCCGACCGCGACGGTCAGCGTCGTATCCCCGGTATTCACGACGAACATCGGGAACGTGGTGCCGACCACGCAGGACGACAAGGACGCATTGAGCAGCGCCGCCGTGGGCAGCGTCAACGTCTGGGCATCGTCGCAGTTGATGACGAAGATCCCGCGCTGGCATTCGGCCGCGGTGAGCGTGATGACGCCACCGCCCGTGGTGAGCGTCTTCGTGTAGGGCACTTCCGTGGGAAACGCGAGGCCCGCGAGGAACGGCGAAACGGTCGTGACAGTCGTATTCTTGATGGCCATTGGGTTCTCCTACGCGCAGAGGACTCTGACGGCGCAGTTGTCGCCGTAGAGGACTCCGAAGCCCATCAGGACATCGAAGCGGTTGACCATCTTGCGCTGGATGGGATCGAACATCCGCACAAACGCTACGGAAATGCCCGAGTCCGGATCCTGTGTCTGGCTTGACAGTTCGCAGGCTTTCGGGAGTTCGAGCCTCACGCCGACGAGCGCGAACGCATCGGGGTGCAGCGCCAGTCCCTGAATGCCCGCCTTCGGGCCGGTGCTTGGAGCAGTGGTGCCTGGGAAGAGCGTGACCAGGGCAGTATCCGCCGGCAGGGCCGAGACGTTCTGATACTGGCCAGAGGCGCCCAGCGGCACACTCGCCGGCCCGACAATCGCCGGCTGAATGGCCACCGTCACCGTGGAGGCCGACGCCGTGACATCCGCCGTAATGACGAACTGCTTGGTGGTCGAGGCTGAGGTCGCCCGCCGCGTCATCGGGTTGGTCGGATACACGCTGGCGATCGAGATAACATCGCCTTTCTTGAACGTGTCTCCGGAGGTGCAGTTCAGCAGCAGTGAGGAGCCGGACTGGTTGGCGCCGCTGACCGTCACCGAGGCGGGTGTCTGCCACACCCCAGCGGTATGCGAGTAGAGCGACATCGACTCGTACCAGTCGAAGCCTCCCTGCCGACCAAGGGCGCCCTCTTTGTACTGCTTACTGATCGCGTCGGGCGGGTTGAAGAAATTCGATGCGCCCGCGACGAGATTCGTATTGACGACCGGCGGCACGAGCATGCCGCGCTTGCCGCCCGCAGGACAGGCCAACTCAATCAGCCGCTGACGCGCCGCACCTGATGTGCCTTGGAACGTCGTCGGATCAGTGCCGAGCGCCCCGACGATGTTGTTGGTGTTCTGGTAAGCGAACAGGGCCGAACGGGAGTCGATCTCCTGCGCGATCTGCGCCATCGCCGGATCGAGCAGCATTTCGGAAATCTTCTCCCGCCCACGAACGAGTTTCAGCGCGGCTTCGGCCGAATCCCACTCGAAGTCCACGCCGAAAATCTGATCGCAGACCACGGTCGTGTGGGTCGCGTTGATGGGCTGAGGCTGATAGCCCAGGCCGTCACGGATGGTGAACCGCTGCGGATAGGGGATCCGCACCGTCGTGCCAACAGGGAAGTCCTTCGTGAACTCCTTGTTGTAGCTGGTATTGAAGAACTGAGCGACTTGCAGCTTGTTGGTCAGGAGTCGCAGCGACTCCATGGACAACCAGTCCGCATATTCAAAAGAGTTGGACGCCACGGGGGCCTACTTCTCGGCCCGCCGGGTCGTGTCGCGCGATTGGCTACCGCTTCACGCCGGGGGCCGACGCGCCAATTTCACGGCGGTTCATCGCCGCCGCATAGGCGCGAAAGTCGCCACTCCGGCCGGCCGATTCCACGTCATCCACGACAGCGCCACGGGCGCCGACGGTGATGGGGGGAGGAGGAGCCGAGGAGACGACTTTGGCTGTAGGGGCCACCGACGACACCGACGCTTCCAACCGGCCCATGCCACGGACAATCACGTCCATGCTTGGGGCCTTCAGCAAGCGGTCGAACTCCGAGGGGGTCGCAGAGAGCAACGCCATCAACGCCGGCCCCTGCTCGGAGAGCAGGATCTCTTGGGCGATCACATTGATCGCCGTCGGCGTCTGGCCATCGGCCAGCAGCTCGATGGGCACCGCTTCAAGGAGCCGCGGGTCCACTCTCGAGCCAAACTCGGGGTCTGCGGCAACGGCGGCACTGAAGCGGGCTTTATGCGCCTCGACGTGCTGCGTCCGGTGCTGCTCCCGGGTGCGCGCCTCGTCTTGGGCGCGGGCGTCTCTTTGTTTCGCTTCCCACGTCGCCGTGGCCCGCGCATCGGCCCGCGCATCGAGATAATCGATGTAGGGGTCAAGCGTGGTACCACGAGACGGATCAGCGGCGACCCACTGGTCGTAGGACGGAAAGGGCGTACCGGATGCTGGGGACGAGGCAGCGGGCGGCGTCTGTGGGGCCGGGACACTCAGGCGAAGACGTTCGGCCTTCAAGTCTGCGAGCGCGCGCTCTTCCGCTTCACGTTCAGCGCGGACGGTCGCACGGCGGGCCAACTCGGCGTCAATCTCCGCTTTCAGTTCCGCCTTGCGACTCTCGGCATTCGACTTACGAGTCGTCGGCGTGCCCGGTTCCGAGGCGGGCGGGACTTGGGCTTCCGTTGAAGCCACCTGCTCAGCAGGCTCGGCCGGGGACGAGTCCGGCAACGACGTCGGGGATGGATCGGTCGAGGGCGTGTCCGTTGGCAGTTCCCCTGTCAACCGCCAGTGGCTTCGATCGGAGGCCCCGAGCGTGGCCAAGGTCGAAGAGGTGTCGGTGGGATCTGTCGTCGGGTCGGCCATCGATGCTGGTCCTTATTCTACAGATTTCTGTTGCGCCTGTGCAGCTTGTTGTGACAGAGCCTGTTCTCCCGCCACGAACTGCTGTTCGGCAGCGGCATCCGCGGCCTTCTCCGCTTGGTCAACTTCGTGCGCGTGCTGGACGTGCTGGGTCGCCGTCTCGTGGGCCATCGCTTCATGGGACAGCCGACGCTCTTCCGCCGCATCCACCACGGCCCGGAACTGCTCCATCACGAGCTTCGCCGCATCGACCTTGGCCCCGATGTCGGCCACGGCGAGCTTTGTGGCGTCGTCCATCTTCTGCAGCGTGACCTTCGTCTCACTGTCCAGCGCCGCCTTAGCCATTGTGGCCTGTTGCTTGGCCTGCTCGGTGGCCAGTTCCTGCTGGAGTTGCTGCACCATCTGCTGCAACTGCTGGACCGTCGCCTGCGCCTGGGTCAGATGGCCCATCAGCAGCTCGGGCGTGAGTTGCTGATCCTTCGCCGCGATCATCTGCTGCACCGGGGCCGGCAGCATCGCCTTGAACCGATCGGACATTTCATTACCAATCGGCCCGAGGTTCTTGAGCTTCACCACCAGATCCATCACCAATGGCGCCAGTGGTGTCCCAGCGAGCGTGTCCGCGAAGTCCGACGCCGCCTCACGCTCACTGGCAAAGCTCGGCCCGGTCGAGAGGGTCACATCATGCGTGCCAGGCTGGCCAATGGACAGCGGCTGTTCCCCGGGCCTTCGCCGCTTTTTGATCGGGACCCGCTTGGTTTCGCCGCTCTCTTCCCGCACGGACACGGTGCGCGCCGTATCATAGTAGTGCGGCAGCAATTCCTCGAGGATCGCTCCACAGCGCGTAATCGCTTCATCGTAGTGGTCGATGAAATGAAACGAGCCTTTCTGCGCGTTCTGCTCGATCTGCTTCAGCGCAATCCCACTCTTCTCATTCCGCCGCTGCGCTTGGGTCGGCAGGAACGCCGTACCCATCGCGGCTTGAATCATCCGGCGGGCCGACTCTTTCGCAATCTCCAAGCCTTGCAATGGGGGATCCCACGGGTTGCGCTGAGGAAACGGCAGCGGTGTGCCTGGGGCCATCCCTTCCACGATCGCCCGGACCTTGATCAGCGCGATCGGCTCGTGTAACGACTTCGCCAAGTTCTCCTGCTCGGTCGCGGACAACTGGCCTTCATAGGCGAAATAGGGAAACTTCGGGATGCCGCCGACCAGTTCCGCCTCGGTCGAGACGAGGTAGGCATAGAGCATCTGGGGATCGCGCGCGAGCCGAACGAGGGACAACAACTTGCGCTGGCTACCGCCGCCCTCATCGACGTACAGCACCTTGCCGTAACAGCAGACCAGCGGGATGGATTTTCCCGGCCACTTCAGTGGCTTCTCGAGGATTTCGATGCCGTTGGTCAGATACTGCGTGACCTGCAGCTCGTCCACCTCGCGCTCTTTGAGCACGTACGGCTCGATCTCTTTCAGATTCGTTAACTCATCGTCGTAGACCGCTTGCGCCACATTCGGTGTTTGCACCAGGAGCAGCCGACGTTTCCGAACGACCTTTTTGGCCCAGTATTCCGCCACCCACACCCGGTCAGACCCGAGCCACTTCGGGGCGGTCTTGAAGTCATCATCCGAGAAGTCATGAATCGCCGCGTGTGGCCACTTGCGCCGAAACTCCTTCCGCGAGTACGACTCCCGGATGAAGGCATACTGCATGTCCGACCCGTCTGGCTTCAAGCTGTCCGGGTCCACCGTCACCAGATCGGGATTCACCAGCGGTTCAATGAGGAGTTCCTGGTCGTGGCTCCGATCGTTCAGGTACTTCGGCAGGATTCGGAGGAACCCGTAGCTGCGCTGGACGGCATTCTCGAACATCGTCGTATACGCCTGCTGGGCGTTACTCCGATACTCAATCTGCCGAATCAGGTTCGCGTGAAGCTCGGCGGACTCGTCAGTGGCTTCGTCCGTCAAGGGCGTGACTTCGATGCCCCGCTTGTTCTGCCGGACATCGTTGATTAACTGGTTGACGTATTGCCCGATCTCATCGGCGTTGATGGTCGGACGACCCGCGTCGAGCCGTGTCTTGCGATCTTTCGGATCCCACGGGTCCCCGCCCACATAGCGAATGTCCTCGGCCCCCTCTGTACGGATCTCCTGCCACTGCGCCGTGGCGTAGTCGAACCGCTCACGGATCTCCGCCAGCAGATCCTCATTCTGCGGGCGGGAGGGCGTCGAGGAGCGCGTGAGATCGTCAGCCACTACGTCTTACGCCTGCCCCTCTGGGTTCTCTGAGTCGAGCGCTTCCAACCGACCGGCGGCGGCTTCCAGCCCAGCCTGCACCTCAGCCACTTCGGCATCCGTCATTCCGGTCCCGATCTTGGCCTTGATGGCGGTGATGTCGGCCGCGATGTTCGTTGTCGCCGTATCGATACGGACCAGAATCGCTTTCAGATCGTCCACTGCACCCATAATGTCTCTCCAGACCAGCAGCACGAGGGCTGCCAACAGTAGTAGCTCCAGATGAATCCACACGGTCAGTACACCGAGTGGCTTTTCACGTCCCGCTTGCGCTTGGGCGGATGGTGATACGCGCCGAGATTCTTCGCCGGATGCGTGGCGCTCCGACGCGCCGTGTTCAACGCAATCGCCACCGCCTGCCTCTGCGGCTTGCCGGCAGCCATCTCCGTCTGGATGTTCTGACTGACGGCGGCACGAGACTGTCCACGCTTTAGTGGCATCACGACTCCCAATGAATCCGCACCGTCAGGCGCGGCCACTTCTGCCAGATCCAGAGTTGTTCCAGACGTTCACGCTCCGCTACGAAACATTGCCAACACTCATGCCCTTCGTCAGAAAAGAGCGGTTCGCCACACCCAGTACAAAGCCGGGCAGCAACAGGCGTGCGCTCAAGGTATTCAGTCTGCGATAGATCCAAGCGAACAGTCATGACCACACCGACGTCGGCCGATAGGGCTCAGGCACCACGTCCGGCGGCGCCTTCACACTGGACACCCCGAAGCTCAGTTCCAAGTACTCCGCACAGTTCTGCCCATGCTCGTACCAGCCATCTTTCTTCGGCCGGCGCACTTGCTTGTTGGCCACGCTGACCAAGTGCTCATCCCACACGTAGCCCGCCTCGAAGCCATCCGCGAGGAACTTATCCACCATCGTGGACTGCTCCGAGACACGCAACCAGCGGTCTGAGCCAGACACGAGCAAGGCTTCCTGCCTATCAGCAGAACGACGGCGCATCTGGGCGGCCAGTCGCTCGACCATCGCCAGACGCACCGCAGGGCTGTTGGCGTCAGGCACGAATCGCGGGTGAATCCCTTTCTCACGGAGCGTCTTAATCGCGCCAGCGGTCCCGTGGGACGTGTCAGAGGCGCCTGCGGGATCGCAGCACTCCCGGATCTCACTCGGGTCAGGGAACCACGTCGCGCGATACCGTAAGACGACATCGAGGAAGTCATCGAGATAGAGTTGCTGTCCGAGAATACCCCCCAGAAAGCGCACCTGACCGAGTGGTGACACTTGCCGGAAGATCGCACAGGGATGGTGTTTGCCGAAGTCCAGCGCCATTTCCAGTGGCAGGCGCTTGTCATACTCCGCGCTGCCTTCGTGAATTGCTCGGACGAACGCGCCTTTGTAGACCGGCTCCCCAATGACGTTCATCCCACGTTGGCCAAGGATCAGCGTCCGGTGCTGGGGATGCTCCGTGGGATACAACCGCTCGAGCGCGGGGATGACTTCTGGGTCCAGGTTGTGCCGGTTGTCGTAGACACTGAGCGGAATGTAGCGGCGATGCGGCGCATCATTCTGCGAGGGAAACTCCCGCGCAATCCAGTGGGTATCAAAGACGGACTGTGGGCTGATCGTGATCTGATGTGGGAAGCCGAGCTGGGACAAGCGCGCGGCCAGCTCCAGATAGATGTCGTGGGGGATTTCTTCGGCCTGATCGACGTAGACCCGAGACAGCGTGAGGCCGCGAAGCTTGCTGTAGCGGAGGGTCTGGTCCTGCGACTTCAACCCTCGGACGAACACCCGGGAGCCGTTGGGGAGTTCATCGTACTCTTCGTCGCCGTGCCAGTGGAGGCGGATACCAGCCTGTAGACATATTGACCGCCACAGAGGGAGCACGAGTCCGTACACTCCAGAATCGGTCCACCGCGCTAAGAGGATGTGAATTCCAGGGTGCGCGATTGCTGCGTTAAACTCCCGCCACAGGCACACTGTCGTTTTTCCTGCACGGACGGCTCCTTCGATGTCCATCTCCCGCGTCGTGGTGTCCAGGAGGGCCTGCGAGTGCTTCCCCACCCAGGTCATCGTCACGCCGGCTGAGGCTTCAGCTGTTGACGTGGACATGGGTGACTTGCTTCGGGACCATCGGCTCCGCGCCGCCATCCTTCACTTGCAGGGGCAGCACGCGACCCACGAGGGTCATGAACGCGGTGGGATTCTTGTCCGCCTGGCCTGCGAGGTAGGCTTGCCCGCCAGCATCGGAGAGAGCGGCGAGGATCATGTCCTTGAGCGCCGTGGTGTTCTTGTTGCGCTGGCCCTTCTTGCGTCCACCGCGATGCTCTCCGGGCTTGCTGCCTCGTGGCATTGCAAAGGTTTGCTAGTTTTGCTAACTGTAGGCCGCTGGGCGGGGCTCGCAGGGAATGGCGCACCCGCAAGCAGTACCCGCCCGTATCTGTCACGAGAGCAGGCGGCTAGGGCAGTATCGCGTAAGTGGGTGAAGAATGGTACAAAGTCTGACAGCTATGACGGCTATGACGATAGTGTGGAACGTGGAACACTACGCGACATACTTTGTATTGAACCCGAGCCGCTGCTGCAGTAGCAGGGCGGCCGCCTTCGGAATGAGCCAATCACCATGTTCGTCAGGACTGCGATGCTTCGCCCCCGCAATACGGCCTGAGCGACACCAGGCACGGACCGTATGCGCCTTCAAGCCGAGTAGGTCAGCTAGTTGGCGAGGCGTCACATGGGCACTCGGCCACGTTTCGAGGCAGTCGATGGCCGGCGGGTCTACGCGGCTCATGCGGCCCTCACCAGCCTGAGCACATCACTCGGCAACATCCTGCATTTCCCTGTAGATACGAATCATCTCGGGCAGGTCTTGCTCAATGGCTGCCCTGTCAGCTCGTCGCAGTAAATCCTCAATCACCATGACACTGAAGCCGCCAGCGGGACCGATTTCCTTGTAGTGGCCCAGAATCTCGCGCATACGCGCTTGCTGCTTCGGATAGGCATCGCCCAACGTCTCACCCACTTCGTCCTCCATTTAGGCAGCAATTAGCTTGAGCACATCGTCGACCGACGTAATGACCGCCGTTTCCCCAGGCCACACAGCGAAGCGTTCCCGCTGTTCCTCGGTCAGCTTGGCGGTGCCTGATTTCACTTCCACCAGCACGACACGATGGCCTCGAGCGACGATGAGATCGGGACAGTGGGGAGCCCTGTACGTCTCCAAAACAGCGAAGCCACAGCGGCGAAAGGCGTTGGCCACTTGGTTATGTACCGCGTCCTTCTTGCGGGACCAGAGGGGCATCAGCGATTGGCCAGTTCAAGGAGCACGTCGGCGTGACACGGCTTGTGAAGCGGGCACCAGCACACCAAGTCTTTGCCTTTTAGGGCTCTGAGCGGATAGCCAATGCCGTTCGCTAACCGCGACTCGACGTAACCGCGAAAGTCCTTCACGGCCTCGAATAGGTTGTGCCGAGCATCAACCTTGAACGGATTGCCCCATTGCGTCGGCCGTCCGACGTAGACCGCACCTTCCGGCATCCGCCAGCCTTTCGTCCGCTTCCGCTGAATCCGCTTCGGTTGACTCATCGTGGGGGCTCCAGGGCGTCAGCGGGATGGGCAGGCAAGGGCTCTGGATCGCGTCCCAGTTTGACTCGTATCCTATTCGCCGCCCTGTAGCGGTCCTCGTCCCAAATGTAACGCAGGAACCGTCCTTCGGCAGCGTTCAGCGCATCGATGATCGTCACCTGTTCCATCCGGTCGGGCTGCCAGCCTCCCGGGGAGACGGCAGGGGCGACGTCGTTGGCTGCAACCTTTCTCAGCCATTGCCGATGGTTCTCCACCCGCCTAGCGCTCTCGTCATCCGCATCGTCCATGCGCTGATACCGTGTCGGCGTGGAGACGGGAGAGGCGGCGAGGGCCTGCCGACAGGTGGCAAGATCGGCAAGGACAGACTGATACTCCTCAACAATTTCCGCATGGCAGGTTTCGACGTGCGCCTTCTCCTGCTGCGCCTCTGCCAGGGCGGCGGTCAGTGTGTCGAGGCGGGAGGCATCTTCTCCAACGATCAACTTCACCGCCTTGCATACCAATAGCATCGTGCTCTGTTGGGTGGCAGTCTGAGCTTTCAATGGATTCTTGCCGGCGATCAGATAAGCGAACTCTTCCAGACCAAAGCCACCGCGCTCAGACATTCGCTCCATTGATTGGTCACGCCCAAAAAACTGCACATAGGTCTTATACGCCTGCTCGGCAAGTGCCCACGAGATGGGGCCTACCTCCTGAATAGGAAATGTACGACCCTGTTCCCGCAACTGCGGGGCGAGGTCCTGGTCGCTCATCGGATCCCTCCATCAGCCCAGAGTAATTCTCGGAGTCGATAGAGTGCGCTATACAGCCTACGAACCCTTCGCGAAGAACCCCCGACAAGTTCACCGTTGGGAAGCCGGACACCGTAACGCGCATCCATCGCATCTTGAAGTTGGCGAACCGCTCTCAATTGCTTTGTAGTCACGTCGTCCCTCCCTCAGCGGCACGAGCACGCAAGTCTTCGCTGATGAACTTTGAGGCGTGACGCATCACTCGCGCCGAGTGACAGTCCACTGATACCCCGTCCACTGGAAACACATCGACCGGATACTTCTCAGCAATCGAGGCGACGTATTCAGCCGCTTCCTCCAGCCCGGCCTGTCGTCCGGCCTGCTCGGCACAGTCAAGACGTTCCAGCAGCGCGTTGATGTTGGCGACGAGATGATCCGCCGGGTCCGCGCTATCGTTGCCGTCCGATGGGTTCCAGTCGAAGGCTGCACACCGATCCGCGATCTCTCGCATGATGCGCTCGCCTTCCTTCGTGACGGCGTCGTAGGTGGCCTGCTCGGCCTGCTGCACACGCTCTACGAGACGCTCGTTCTGGGCCTTGGCGTCGGCTGCGATTGCCTCGGCATATTCGGCACGTTCCAGCACCCGAATATCGCACCATTTCATCCATCGGGTCGGGTCTTTCACGAACGCGTATTTGTGTTCAACTTCCTGCTCGGCCTGTGCCCGTCCTCGCTGACAATCTTCGAGCTTCGCCAACATCCGCTTCTCTCCATCGCGGGCTTCTGTCACCCACGCATCGGCTTGCTCAAGCGCCTGTGCCCGTCCTCGTGCCTCAGCAGCAGACAGGGCGGCATACGCCCGCTCAAACAAGCCATCCCTAGTTGCTGAGATGTTGCACGAATAGTCGGCTAGCTGCTCCGCGATGGCGCGGGCGGGGTCAGTCGGCATCTGGTGCCTTTTCGATCGTCAGGCCGTCTGAGTTGACCTGAATGGCATACCACTGCCCACAAGCGCAGGTATCGCCTTCCTGATAAGTCACTCGGCCAGCGGTGCGTCTCGCCTTCACATGTCACATCCTGCTCAGCCAAGGTTCATCTCGGAAAGTATGGGCTGCCACCAATGAGATACACCGATCTGTCACGGCTATAACCGTAGAGGTCCGCGTGATCACACCACTTGATTGGCGACTCGTAGATGAACGGCGACGGCGTGCCGTAAATGGCATACCAGCCCTTGTGCCCGACTACCACTGTTTCATTATTCCCAACTACGCTATAGTAACGCGCAGTATCAAGTTGGCGACATTCTAGCGGCGGATGCGGTCCAGAGCATCCAACCGCAAAGAGAACAAACAACAGCGTCCATCTAGCCAAGGTTCACCTCCAGCAGCCGGGCCTTCGCAGCGTGAAAGTCTTGATACGCAACGGCGTATCGCTTCAGTTCGTCACTGTCATGAAGCTCTAGATTTTCCACCGTCAGCCTTTCCCGCTCAGCGGCTTGGAAGGCTTCGACGGCTTCCACGACCGCAGAGGCAGCGGCCGTGACGGCTTGAGCCTCATCGCATTTCACCGCTAGCGGTTCACCGTGTCCATCGTTGACAGTTCTGGCATTGCGGCCAAGCTGTCCAGCCCATTCGTTTACCGCCTTCAGCCTGTCGCGCAGCGTCTCGCTCATAAGGAGTCGTCCTCAACTTTGACAACGATGTCCGCGTCAACGCGCCCTTTGAGTAGCCGAGTGTCCACTTGAACTATCGTCAGGACTCGATCTCTGACCATTCCGTGGATTGGGCATCGACTGGACACGTTAAGGCGAACCACGTATCCATTCATAAGACATAACCAACATGGCGGACGTGTTGATTTACGGCTTCGATCCACATTGAGGATCGTCGCGTCGATGCTCATCTACTCGTCCTTCCCTACCTGCTCCTGTGCGCCGGAGGGCTGGAGCCAGTCTGCAGTTGCCCGCAACACCGTTGACGAGACGCCTTCGCCAGCATCGCCATCCTCAGCCTCTTCTCGCAACTGCGCCGCGTGCTGCTGGGCGGTGGTACGGATGGCCGAAATATCCAAGTTCGCTAATGCCACATTTGTAGCGAAGTTCCTAGCGTTACGCCACTCTGTATTTTCTAGCTGCCACTGCTCCATCAGCGTGAGCAGCGCCTCCAGCGTCATCGGCTCAGACATGTGTCACCAGCCTGTACTCTGAAATCTTCCGCGACCCGATGCGACGGACGCGGTTCTCGATGCTCATGCCGAGCTTAGTCCGGCATTCGCTGATGCGCGTTCGGCTGGCATAGCAGCCTCCCACCTTGGCGATCTCCATACCGTCGATCCAACGGCCAGGATTCGCCTTAAAGAGCTTTGCGACTCGCGCGGTGTAGGTATCCGCTGGCGCATCGAAGCTAAGCTGAGGCTGCGTCACACCCACTCCGCCAACGAAACAATCCGCAACGACTCGACCCAGCCCGCGCCATTGCTGCCCTGCATACGAAGTGCTTCGATCTACGCGCGTCGCATGAACTCCGCACGGCTCATCGGCTCGAAGCGCTGCGTCAGGTCCGGCTGCTTTCTGCGCGTCGATGTGGCTCCACGTTTTCGCGCCGGACGAATCGCCTTTCACGGTGAGCAGTGATAGCCCGTCAGTACCGGCCTCAGCTTCAGCCGCCAGCGCCGAATACGTCGTGTCCCATACACGCGCGTCGAACCGTTCACGACTCATACGAACAAACTCCATAGAAACCTCCTCCGGCCTCATGCCGCCCCTCGCTGCGCGGTCTGCCGCACAAAGTAGGTGTACCGCGCGCGCTGAAATCCTGCTTGGTAGCCTTTGGCATACGCCTTGAGCGGCGGGAGTTGGCCCACTCCTTTGGCTGCGAGCGAGGCTGGACGGTTCGCTGCCAATTGCTGCCGGCGCCAAATGACGCCGCAGACGCGCCCACAGGTTGCGATCGTGCTCCAGTGGCGCTGAGGCTTCACCTGATGGCAGATGGCGCAGAGACGCCCGAACGTCCCGAAGTCATATCGGCCGGAACTCATCCCTGCCTCTCCCGCAGCTTCGCCATGAACTCCTCACCGAGTCGCCTAAACAACGCCTTTCGCTCATCATCGCCGGCGTAGAACCGAGCCAATTCTTTCCCGTGTAATTCCTCGATCTTTCCGAACCTAGAGATCCGCACGGGCGGTCTGTCACATCCCGCCAGGGTGCATTCAGCACACTGGCAAACTTGAGCGTTCACGCTGGCACCGCATCGCCTCTACGCGCCAGCGCCAACAACCTTACGCAGTCGCCGTGAACGTGTTCGTGTTCAAACTCGCATCGGCCGACTGCTTTCAGATGCTCTCGTGCCTTCTGAAGCTCTCCTGCCGTCAGCCGACGCCCCCCTCTCAGAGGGGGGTTGGGGGGTACTTCTGCAGACGAAGAAGAAGATGAAGATGAAGAGTGTTGTTTTGCCAATAGCTGAACGGTGGCAGAGCCTATGGCTGAGCCATACACTGAGCCATTTACCTTTTCAGGCCAACGATTCGCTGCGCCACGCTTCCCTGATTGGCTTCGCTCCGAGCTGAACATCGCCTGTTTACACCGCTCCGATTCAAGGCGGGCGTTAAAATAACGGCCCTCTGAGTTGAGCTCAAATCTTGATTTGATCCCATCCCACACGTATCGCGTGAACCGAGCCTCGGTGCATCGTGCAAGCTTCGCTAGCGATCCCGTCGCGCTCGGTAGGCCGTCAGGCCGCAACCAGGCATGGCTTAATAGCAGCACGTAACAGCCAAATTGCTCATTCGTCATGCAGGCGATCACGTCGTCGCTCAAAATGTCCTTCGGGTAAAACTGAAATGCTGGTGACTTATCCGACGCCATGTGTACCTCGTGGATCTACTCAACCACGAGATCGGCGCTCTATCGCATTTGCGATACAAGCGCCATTCTGTCCTTCATCATTCATTCGACATTTCATCGTAGCTGCTCGAAGATGCACGACTACACGTCGTCGATCTTGTCCCGACATCATGCCTCCGTTCCGTCTTACGATGTGCTCCTGATGGCCCGCTGAAGTGGCAGGCATTGCAGACCAACCGACACTCGTCAGGGTTGGTGTCATCACCGCCTAAACTGCGCGGGATGATTTCGTCAACGTGCCCGATCTCTGGCGGGTAATCCGTATAGCCTGGTCGCTTCACGAATCGCCCGCAAATAGTACAGAGGCTCGTATCCCGTTTCCACACAGCCACGACACACCTACGCCGCGCTGCCGCATGCTGGCGAAGGGTCCGAGCCTTGACGCGCTTCAGCGGCTCAGGACGGGGGCAGGCGTGGCCTCCGCGTCCCATCACGCAGCCTTTCCGCGTCTAACGCGATGGTAATCGTGCTTTCGGCAGCAATCCTTACACCGTCTCTGAAGGCCGTCACAGACGCGCTGTGAGGCTTTCCAGAATGATTCGATCGGCTTCAAGACACGGCAAGTGCTACAGACACGCTGAGTATTTGGATCTCCACCAGCGCGGACGACGTTGGCCCGAATGTGGAGCAGTTTGTGGAAGGCAACGTCCTGGCAAATCACCAAATTGGTATTCGCATTATTCAGCGTGTTTTCATCAACATGGTGAACCTGAGCGCCTACAGGTAGTGGCTTTCCTAGTGCCCGTTCAGCAATGACAACGTGCTCAAGTACATAGCCGTGTGAACTAGCCCGAGGATGTTCCGGTGCCTGCACTAGGCGATAGCCGCTTTGGCGCTCGTTGAGACGCTGATTGTGGCCAGGGCGAAATCGATGTGGTTGGCCCTTCACGTAACCGCGACTGGCGAGAGACTGTTTACACGGTTTAGTGGGCAGGCCACAACCGCACTCACACACGCCGGTCACGCTGCAGCCTCTTTCTCACGATAGTCCTGTGAAGCACGCGGCTCAGGAAACACAATCCCGCACCACTCGGCGCCATCGAGCATGACAGACTCGATGTAGTCTGAAAACTGTCGAATGGTCAGTTTAGTTGTCGTCATTCCGATTCGCGTTTCGGTGACTTCTCCGGTCGCAGGATTCGTCACTTCGATCACCTTACCGTTGTGCTTGAGTTTGAAGAACTCGTGCAAGTCGTCCGAGCTGTGCCCTGTCTCCTGAGCGATCATCTTGTAGACCACGGACCACAGAAACGCATTCGCTTGCGCACGGCGCGTCTCCTCAAACGGCGCGATGCTGAGGTCCACCGCACAGTCAGGCCAGCCTTTGAGCGCGGCCAGTAGTACCTTGCGGTTGGGCACCTTCAACGCCCCGCCTTCGATGCGCGCCTGCACGATGAGCGAATTAGGCCGCTGTTTTCTTTTGCCGTTGTTTTGCATAACTGTTTGCACTGTGCATCTTTCGGCATGGACGACAATGGCGCTTCACTATTCCTAACTTTGTGATGACGATATGGGCATCAGTTAGGCTGTGGCCCCGGATGCAGTGAGTTTTGCGGATGTTTGATCCGATCACAGTCGATTCGCTTCTGCGTAAATTTTCAGACCGGGTCACAGGCTCCAAATGCGCTGGGTTAACGCACGCCCTGACTCTGCACAGATGGTCCATGTCGAGCGAGTCTGGAACTGGCCCTATCAGTAATTCGTAGGCCAGTCGATGCGCCGCAGCACTTGGCCGTTTCAGTTCTGTTGGTGGCAAGTTGAAACGTCCGTATCCGTTGTGCATCAAGCCGCCACGCCATATCCAACAAGCTCCTTCTGGACGTTCTGGAACATGTCGCCAAAAGTTGGCCTGGTGCCCTTCGGTGAGCTTTGGATAACTCACGCTGCCGCCTCCATCAGTCGCCGTAGCGCCTCAACCTCACTGGATACTTCAGACAGAAATAGCGACACGGCCAACTCGTACGACTTCACCGCTACTTCGTCTCTCTGCACACGCACGATGTAGAGCTGCAACGATGGCGGGAAGCGTGGATCGAAGCTCACGAAGTCGCACCACTGCGCGCCGCTCACCCACAGGTTGTGGACAATCTGTGGTAGATGCTCGGACGGCAGCACACCGCCGCTTCGTAGGTACTTCAGGTGCGTGGCCGACTTCGGACACTTCAACTCCACGATGCCGGTGAACTCGTCTACATCCCCGTCAAGTGAGCAGCCGACCATCGGCTCATCCACTGACAAGAAACCTGTACGGCGCACGAGTACGCCCTGTGCGCCCTCATAGGCCGCGAAGGCGTCAGCTTCATGGTCGATGCCCCACTGCATCGCCGCGTTCGTGTAGCCGTCCTCTTGGGACTGGTTTGTCAATCGCTCCACGACAAGCTGCGTTCGGTAGTCGCGCCGCGCTGCCGCTTCACCGTTCTTGATGATGGCGAGCACATCCGCGGCTCGAGATCCGGTCACACGGCCAAGACGGGCAGCGACCCATTCCGGCGAACGCTGCTCTGTGGTGGAGATGGTGAACGTCACGACTGCACCGCCCGCGCTCTGTCCTTCAGCGCATTCCAGCTAGGCGTCGGCGTGAGCCGATCGCGGTACTCACGCTTGCCGGCGTTGAACGCCTTCGACAGTGCGGTCCAACCGCGCTTCGCGTCCGCCTCAAGCCCGATCACCCAATCTTCGTAGCCGTCAGGGGCCGGTGTCTCAGGGGCTGAAGGACTGGCGGTGGCGCGGTTTCCATCGTCGTCGTACTCGCCCACCGCCACGTTGAAAATCATCTTGAGCAGATAGCGCATCCCGTAGGACATCGCAGAGCCTGCTGCGTGCGTCTTGGTCATCACGTCGCCGCCCTTGGCTCCCTTCCCGTCGGCCGGCATGTCGCACTTGTAGGTCCGGCTGTGGCCTGCAGCGTGAGAGACATAGCAGAGCAATCGGATAGAATCAGGGCCGACCGGATCGCCTGTGTCAAAACTCAAGGCAAATCCGTGGTTCGTGTAGATGGGCCGTAGCACGCCGTCCAGGCGCGCATAGCTCGCATACCGACTACGCGTCTGTGGGTTCTCGGCGTCAGTGGAGATCGGCTTCATCGCCGTCTGGGCTGCGCTCATCGCGGCGTTGAACGCCGTCTCGGCCACCTTCGCCTGTCCACGTTCCCACAGCGCCATCAGCCGCTCGATCTTCTCGACAGAAGCGTTGGGATCCTTCGCGAGTCGCTCAAACAAGCCAAGCCCGGCATCGCTAGCGATGGCCATTCCTTGCGGTTCATCTGCTGGTATCAGTCGCGGTGTTACAATGACTTCGGCCACTGGAAACTCCTCTCATCTCCTTCCGGTGTGTCTGTGGGCCTGTTCACAGCAGGCCCGTTTTCTTTCTACGCTGCGTCTTTCGGTTCCAGGTCGGCATCGTGGCGGCGGTCCTCATCGAGCAGACACCGCCCGTGCCGCACGCCGACCCCGACCACATTCGTCACGCCAAAGGCGTCGTAGGATCGCCGGCCGTCCGCGAAATGGATTTCCTGGATCTCT